TAATGCAAAGGTTTGTAAAACAAACAGAGCTCCCCCGACTAGCCAGCACCTCGCGAGCTGAGCCTTACGGGCTCGCGTTTTTGCCTTTAGGGCAAATACTTGCCTAGAGCGTATCATATGACTCCAAATCATCTAGCAAAACCGCAGGTCAGACGGCATGTCACTATCCTGTAATCATCTTCCTCTAACCAAGTATCTGAATAGCCTGCTTCGCTCATTTAGTCTTACCAGCCCATCCTTCGCCCTTAAAAACTAACCCTACTGTTGAGTAGATCCTTGTCATATCTAGCCCACACTTAGGACAATTCATACCGCCATCATCCTCTTTGTAGGTTCGATGGACTGATCCATAAGTGCCGCATTCTTTGCAGCTGTATTCATAGGTTGGCATCATATTCTCCAATCAATAAGCAAGTATGACAGGGTTTAGCTTCAAACTGCCAAGCCCCACAACTAACACACCTGCTTATCTTTGTGTCCGGTATTCGATCTATCTGCTCAGTTATATTCTTGACACCTACGCATCCGCAATCCATACATTGATAAACCTTGAATCCATCAGGCATGTCTATCGCATCAAGCCATAGAAACTCAGTCTTGCGAGCGCAGCCATTACATTTAAAGCTAGTCATGTTTGATTAACTCTGAACAGACAAAGCAAGCGCCATTCTTAAACACCCGATCATCCCCACACATTTCGCATGTAATAACCGATTTGACAATATGAGCACCATCATCATCTATTTCAACTGTAAAGCCTGATCCGTTAATGAAAGCTATGTATCCCATTACTCGACCCCATCAAAATAGAATGTGCCTTTGGCGGTCATCTTTGCCCAGACGGCGTGATCCTTATTTGATCCTTTGCAAACATATCCATAATATGGTTTTCCGCCCTTGCTCACACCCTGTTTAAGAATCATCCCATGTTCACACATTGGGGGCTCTTTTGGTGTTGTATGACCAACTGCATCAACAGCATCGGCAATAGTCCATTGTTGCGGATCATCGACTTTATTCTCTACTGCAAATGAAGCTCTAAGTGCATCCTCAATAGCAGCTGATTTAGTGCCTGGCGCTCCGTATCGCCTTTCTTGTAATTTCTTTTCGTATTGATTTGGCTCGACATCAACCTTTTTCATATCATCTTTGGTTGCTGTTTTGTCAGATCCCTTAAGTAAGATTATTGCCCTTCCAAGTGCAGAAGTAGCTGTATCCTCAACATAAAACTTTTTCATGTTAGGAATATAAGTTTCTCTTGAGCCAAAGGCTATGTTAGAAACTGCTGGCTTATCATCTATTGAGTCGCGCCATAAAGTAGCCTGAACTAAAATATAACCATCTTTAGCGTCATGGCTAATTACTGATAAATCTGATCTACCCTTTGGGAAGTTGCTAATAAACCATTTGTTCAAAGTAGCGACATCCTCATAGTCATTTAAATTAAATCCCATTATTAGTGCTCCCATTCAAAGTCTTTGTCTTGCATGTATTCATGACAGGTTTTTGATATTGCGACATACGCAATTGCGTCTTGGTAGTGATCCATAATTTCTGGACTTTCAACACTACGACTGAGTTTGAGCATGACCATACAGCCTGCCACTTGATTTGATGTGATTGGGTAACCAAGATACGCAGACCACAATTTGGCAATTCGATCCATTTGGATTGCCGGATGACCATACTGCATTCCTCTTTCGTGGATAAGTGCGAGCGCATCTTGCAGCAATTTCTCAGTTTTTGTCATAATCAAATACAGCTCTTGATTTCATCGCTCGGATTTTTTGCTGATGCTCATTAGATGCTTTCCAGCCAGCTGTGCGACCTGCCCAATAACCATTGTCATAGGCTTCATCTTTGATGTGTTCGTATAAAAAATATAACGCTAGACCAATAATGCAGCCTATAATAAATCCGTAACCTACAATTTCCATTTCGCTCCCTAATACCAGACGGATGTCTGATACAGAAAGTATGACTTAAAGCAAGGACAGTTGGTTAACTACTTACGGCGTGTTTTATAACGATTAGATAACGCCAAGATCCTCAAGATCGTCGATATGGTCATCAATCGTCCTATCCCGATAATCGGTTTCAAGACCCATAAGTCCGTCTATTATAGGTAAATGATCCGTCATGATTAACTGGGATCAACTCTACTTGATGGCCTTTTTTGCCAAAACTTAAGACTGTGAAGCCCATATTCCAATCGGCTGAATTGTATTTAAGATAAGAGGCTTTACGCATGTCCATTAGATGTCCTGCCTCAATGCCCCAAATCGTTGAATAACGGCCATTTAAGCCAGTTTGGTGTCGGACTGCACCCTGCCTATGGGAGTGGCCACAAACCACGCTAGAATGCCATTTCTTGGCCAAATTAAGGCCTGTTATACCTGCGTGCTTAGACATGTTGCCTTCGTCGCCATGAGCCAAGTGCCAGCCCTTTTCAAACTCGTAGGCTCGCTTATGAAATCTAATCCCTAAGCTGCTGAAATCCATAAACTTGTCATAGGCTAATTCAGGTAATCCAATAAGTGATGGCGCACCTTTGAGTAATGTTTGATAAATTCTATCTGTGTGATTTGACCGGACAATATCGGTCGTGCCTAGATCGTAAAGGATCTCTTGGCCTAGTTTTCTTTCCTCATCTAAGGTTTCTGCAAACTCTAATTTTGTGCCTTTTGCCCAACGGCTTTGTGAACCTAGATCCATTTCATCACCAACATTTAGGACGAAATCAAACTTCTCGTGTTTCACCATTTTAATCAGGTTGGCAACTGCTTTTGGATGATGCAGCGGTATCTGCAAATCCGGTGTTACTAAATACCTACGATTAGTTTTAATCGTCATCCTCATCTGGAGTTGGGATAGTTGGGATTATTCCCTTGTCGCCCACGATCCAGTCAGGCATGGATTCAGGATTATCCATTAGGTAAAGCGCACAGGATTCATTAAATCCAGCCTTGCGTGCAGCTCTAAACATTTCATGCTTCGCAATATAGAATTGATCTAGTTTTGATAATGGTTCAGGAGTTTGGCGAACTACTCTCCGATTAACCTTTTTGCGTGGTGTGCGTTTTCGTGTGTTCGCCATAGCAAAATTATCGCTTACTAATTAAGACAAACAGATCATCAACACGCTGTTGCAGTTGCAAACTTTGAGTTTCTAATCTTGAAATTTGGTCTTTGATCGAGCTGCCTGAGTTTGGTTTAAGTTCAGATAAGTAGGATTTAATAAGAAAGCGCAGACCCACTAATAAACTGGTTGATACGGCGCATACGCCAACGGCTATGCCAACCCATTCGTTTGCGGTCATGAAGCATTAATTCCATAATCAGCTTCGCTCCCTGACTTTGGATCTAACGCTTTTGCAATAGGCGCAACAATCGCACCAAGCATGGTTGCATAGGCTGGATGAATGTCAGCCACTATTGCTAGGGCAACTGTAATTCCACTAGCTGCTACAGCTCTCAAATATGACTTAATTGCTGCTTTGTGTTTTTTAGATAGTTTCATTAGTTACCTTTCAGTAGTGGGATGTCGAACTTCTTGCCATTTTGATTTGGTTTGAAAGAGATATGAATGTGTTTGTGATGCGGGTTTATGCCTCTGTATTTTTTAAATTTCCAGAGCGATCTAGCACTAGCAATTTTGCCAGCGTGGATCACATAATAAATACGCTTATCCTTTTTTGCTGCGAGTCTAACCTGATCTGCCAAATCGAAACTAAGCCCCTCTTGGTCAGATAGGCGAGCGTCAATGTCGATGGCACATACTTCACCCTGTTCATTCGGGTTGTGCTGACTGACTCTGGCTGAATGGCGAGCATCACCAATCCATCCATCAGTTGTGCGCTTGCGATCAGGGAAGCAGTCATTTACCTGATCCCTAAAAGTTTCAGCAGCTTTAGATAACCAAGGCTTCATTAGCCAAGTAGCAATTTTGCTTCGTCAGCAGTAATGCCAAGTCTGTCAAGTAATGCTTGCTTTTCGGCAGCCTTTGCATCGGCTTCGGCTTTTGCTGTTGCCTGTGCTGCTTGATCTGCCTCGTATTGAACAAACTCGGCATCATTCATTTCTCTGTCAATAACTTCATCTGCTTCAACATTGTGTATTCTGATGATCGGTCTTGTTGATTTAGCCATTATTTAACTCCGTAAAGTAGGACTGTTCCACCAGCAAAAGTATTTACACCTTCATAATCAAATACAAAAGAAGTAATTGCAGAATTTGTGCTAATTGCTCCACCTGCAAGAATTCCAATAAGTGTAGTGCCATCGGATGAAAGATATCTTGAATAAAAGTTTACTGGTTTATATGATGTAGTTGAAGTGTAATTATCTATTTTAATTAAACAAGAATTATCTGCATTGGTTCTTAAAGTGTTTCCACCATACAAATCAAGAAAAGTGTTAATTTTGGATGATGGTGTATTTGCTGCTTGAATCCAAGTATAAGTTGAAATACTGTTAGAATTGTTTGGTAATCCGCGAAATCCTTTGTTAGATGTATTTGCTGTCATTCCTGTGACAATTATTATCAAATGATTATAAGTTTGCGGAATTGATGAAAGTGTAGTTGTTGCGCCTGATAATGTGGTTGTGCTAATTAAAGTCATTCCACCTGATGATGGTGTTGCCCAACTTGGAACAGATCCGTTTGAAGTTAATACCTGTCCGTTTGTTCCAATGCCAATTCTTGCTTTAGCTGTTGATGAAGTATAATAATCAAGATCTCCAGAAGTAGTTCCAGGATTTAGTGCTTTAACTGTTGTGTCAGCAGATGATCCAAGCGTGCGAATTGCAGCTGCGCCATCTTTGACCAGCGCGGTGTCATCTGGAGTAGTCCAGCTATAATTGGTAGTGGTTGCCATTTTATCCTTTTCCTATGAGATTATTGTAGCGTATTCCCAAGTTAAAGTTGGGTCTATTGTTTGCCATGTTTCTGTGGCTGGGGTTGTATTCCAACGCATCGCCACTTGGCTAAATGCGACTGGAGAAACATTGATTGTGAGAAACAGCTCATTAAAGCGAGTGCTCCATGACCAGCCCTCAACATAACCTTCAAAATCTCCACCTGATATTTGGTTAGGTAGGTTTTGAATATGAACTGGCATTCCCATAAATACAGCTAGTAGATCATCCCGATCTGCGTTATCAATTTCAGGGTTGGTAATTGGGAATGTTATCGATTGAAAGGCTGGTATTGGATAGGCTCTCTGGGCTATGTATCGATCGGCAATAGCCTGAGCATCAACAGCACCTTGAACCCTTGAATTAATGCTTTCGGCTTTGTAGCCATATAACGCAATTGAAGCTGCATCTGTGGCAGTAACTTGTGAATTGTAATTGTTGCCATAATTGATATAAATATCATTACGAACATCTGCTGATCTCATAATTGTAGATAAACCTTGACCTAAAGCGTGGCGAGCATCTAGTTCAACATAACCATTAATTAAAAGATAATTCTGCCTATGATCTGCGTCTGCATAACCGATATTGCCTTGATTGTCTTCGTAAATATATCCAAATGCTGAATTAGCGATATCTGAAATAATGTTGTAGATGGTGTCCACAGTTGTAGATTGAGCAGTCATGGTATAAAGACCCGGCTGATCAATTTCCCCAAGCCCTAGATTGACTGCATCTTCCCAAGTTTCGGTTGCATCATAAGTTGACCATTGAGAAGCTGCTGGAACATCATTCCAAGTGCCAAGTAATATGCTAGATAAAATCTCATATATTTGGTCGCCATCTTCATCTTGAGAAATGTTATCATCCCAAATTTCTTTGGTTAATTTTGTTAGTGTTCCCATTGCCAAAATGGTGTATTGAATAACTGTTGCAATTTGACCCGTTGCACCTACTGAAACAGTTACATCTGTTAAATCTCCACCAAATAAACTTACATAAGATCCAGTTGAATCTTTTACTTGTAAATCAAAACTATCGTTTATCTCAAAAGGTAAAGTTTGGTTATTTAATGCAACCAGCGTAACTTGCATATATGAAGGAAGCGGCTGTTGGTATATGTCAGATCGACCTGCTGTATGCTGAACATCTGAAATAGTTATGTCAGTATAATCAACCCCACCGACAGTTAATTTCCAATCAGGTGTAAAAACTGTCATTATCTATCCCTTAGAGCAGTTACACTTCTCGCTGATTGGCTGTTTAGATAATTTGCAACAGTTCGAGCAGTTCCCTCAGGATCTAATGCCCCA